AATCGCTCCGCCATAGCCATTATCAGTGATACCATTTAGATCAATGTTGCCGTCCAATCCGCCAGCTACATACGTGCTCGTGAATTGATAGATTGCTACCCCATCCATACTTGGAAACACTGACCAGACTGGAGAAGGAGTAACGTTATAATTTGGATAAGCCGCCATCCACAATGAGTTTGGAAACTCGGCAAGGATTTGCTGGTAATAGACGTTTGACAAAGTAAACGGCTTGTACGAGTAGTACATCGGCGTATAGCCCGCTTGCTTAATCCGTCGCATACCGTACAGGATTGTGTCTGTATTTGCTTGTTTGTTGGAGCTTGCGCCATGCTCAAAATCAAGTGCCACAATGGAATTTTTAGGCGTTTGGATTTTAGGTAAGAAGTAATCCATCGTAGTTTTAGCAATACTCATACTCCCCCACGTATCGTACCAGATGTATGTGTGAGCACGTTTCCCCTGAGCAATGGTACTTGCTACTTGGCTTTTATACGTCCACTGATCATAAAGACCGTTCGCATTATAACCGCCAATTTGACTGATTGAAAACCTATCATGAGCATAGCCAAACTTTCCCTGTGCTCCTTGGTATACCGCCCAATCAGTTCCTAAGTCTCCTTTTGCAGCATCCACGCCAATTGGAAAAATTGGCAACAAAAAAAGAGCCACAATCAGGCTCACAATTATTTTTTTCTTTTTCATTTAGTCCTCCTTGTTGGTTTGGTCAGATTTGAAACTGTCTAAAAATCGTTGAAACAAATCAGTCGTACCGCCCAACTTTTGATAATTTTCTAAGATGGATTTCAATTCCATTAGTAAGTAACCCACATAGAGCGTATACAACAAAGCTGTTCCTGCCGCTCCTGGTACGATTACTGACAAAGGAATGAAAAACATCAACAGAATTACGCTTACTATCTTTCTCAAAATACCATTAATCCCAACCTTTGACTTGAACTCAATGTCCGGATTAACCTTTGCTGCAATTGTTCCTGATAAAAAGTCAATCACCATTGCTCCGCATATCAACATTAATACAAATAAAATTTTCTGATCCTCGGTTTCCAAAAAGTGTCTAAAATAATCGAACATATCCATTGGTCCGCCTTCCTTTCGATAATAAAAAAAGAACACCCACAAGTGCTCTAGTACAATTCAAACATAAGTTTATTAATGTAAGTCATAGGTGAAACTACCGTTTACCCACAAGTTCCTTACACCCCAATCTAATCCAACAATAATATCTCCGGCTCCTCCGCTATTAACCTTACCAAAAACATCAACAGTAGCATAGGATGCCCCATTAGACGTTCTCACCGTACATGAGTGCCAGCTGTTATATAGTGGGGTGGCCCATGCTGGTAAAATCATAATTCTCTTATTTTTATCATTTACTCCACCAGAAAGTGTAAAAGTGACTCTTGCAACCCCCTGTGAAACTTCTTCCACAAATGGTTTTCTCAGAAGTCCGCCAGAGTTATAAATGAAACCATTGTCCAAACTTAATTCACTCCATCGCAAATCACCGCTACGACTGTCGGTTGTAATAATGTCGACACCTTTATCTTTCAAAGGTTGAAACGCTTCGTCTGGTGCTGTCCAAACATTGAATTGTAGTCCATTATCATGGAATTTTTGAGCCATTTCTTTTGTGACTGTTGCATGGTTGTATGCTACATCAGCTGACATTCTCAATCTGATACATTCATTCAATTCTGTTTGAGTAACAGAATTTAAGACCCAAGCAAGTTCAATTTCGTTGGACATATTTCTAAGTCGTTCTAATATTGATTTATCAAATGAAATTACGACACATCCATCATTAAGCACCTTATAATGGTTTAGAATAGCCATGAATCCTTGAAGTTGAGCATCAGTGTACGCATTTGATTTTATTTCAATGAAAGGTACTCCACCAGCAATTTTACAGCATTCAATAGCTTCTTCTAAGGATGGTACAACCTTTTCTGAGTCGCTCAGGACGCTTACATTCGCACCTGAATCAATTCTCAACGCTCTGATTTGAGCATAGGTAAATGAATCTACTCGACCTGTTCCATTCGTCATACGGTCAACAGTATCATCATGCATGACAACCCAACGACTATCTTTAGTGATCCCGATGTCAAACTCTATAAAACGATGGCGAGAAACCGACTTAAGAGCTAACAATGAATTTTCTGGGTAATCAGCATTATTTCCCCTGTGTGCACAATAGTTAACGTTATTGCTTAAATACTTAGATCTATTAATTACTTGTTTTTCATAATAACTTTTCACGCCAGCTGGTGTGACGAATTTATTTGACGCTGATCCATTCGCGGCTTCATCAACCGTGGCTGTGGCATAGTTGTCAATATTACCTAAATCTAGGTTTGTTTTATTGAAATCACTTACCTTGACCAATTGAGTATCTGCATCGGCTTTTGTCAAAAATGTTTGATTTGTTTCTGTTTTTGAATAAGCACCGGCTTGACTAGCTGTCACACTGTGTGGGTTATCTTTCCTCATGACAAAATCTTGAAAATCTTTTAAATTAGCCTTCAACGCCAAATCGTTCTCATTAGCAAAACCTGCTTGATTCAAAACAGTCAATGGATTCAACGATACTTTTAGCTGAACACCAATATAATCTACATTGATATTTGCAGCAGTGACGCCATTAGAGCTATCACAATAAACAAGTACGTTAATAAAACCTTTTGAGTCAATGAAATTACTGTCATTGACTTCAACCGTGAAATCTGTGAACTCTGTTGCATCTCCTTGAATCTTAGTCGTATAGGTATCTGTAGATTCAAGATACAATGCAACTTTTAAGTTTTTGTTGTTCGGTGAAGATGCTTTTGCTCGGATCGTCAATGAAATAGAGATAAAGTTATCCTTCATATATTTGACTTTCTCAGCTAAAGTCATCCCTTCAAAAATCCTCGGCGCTAATTGTTCAATAGCTTTGACTGTATCAGCTTTATCTAAAAGTTGAGGAATTACACTTCCTTGGCTTGATCCAATCGAAACACCAGAATCATCACGACCTACCAACTTATTATAATTTTCTTGGCTAATTTCAGTCCAAGTTGCACTTGGTTTTTTCAGGCTCGTTGCTGTGTAATCCGTATAAGCTGAGTGAGGATTAACTAACGTATTACCTGCAACTTTACCAGCAAAATCCATCATCTTAGGGACATCAACTGGACCGGAAAATAATTTGATCGCATCTGCATTCGTTAATCGAATCCCAAAGTCAGCAGCTAATCTGTTTTGCAGGGTATTTTGCTTAACACCTTGTGTATCAGTACGTGCTTGGACAATTTCGGGATTGCTATCACCTGATTCCGCTACTAAATCGTCAAACTCATTTCGCAACGCATCAAATTCCTGTTTATTTTGATTTGCACGGCCTACGGCTTGATTAGATGTGTCCACCGCGGTTTTTGAATCTGAGATAGCTTGGTCTGCTTTTTTATTTGCTTCTGTTCCGGCAGTTTCTGCAATATTTTTTGCTTCTTGTCCGGCAGCTTCGGCAATGTTCGTTGCCTCAGTCGCCGCATTTGATGCCGTTTGTTTTGCTTCTGCTGCCGCTGTATCTGCTGTTGTCTTTGCAGCCTGTCCGGCATCGGTAGCAATCTTCTTAGCATCTTGAATTCCTTGATTAAGATCAACAGCGAATTGATCAACTTTTTTTGATGAAGTATTTGATAAATCAATAGCCTGATTTATTTTTACACGTCCGGCATTCAGTGTGTCATTTTCTTGAATATGTTCTACTGCCAAGTTAATCCCCCCTACGATTTGGAAATAGATTCAATCGTCATTTTTTGCTCAATTCGATCACCAAGCAAAATAAAAGAACTATCTGTGTTGTCGGATAGTTCCTTGAATAGTTCTTCTATTGTTTTATCCGTTTCAGCGGTGAATTCACCGCCATCGATTTTTTTTACTTTAATTTCCATTGTCTTGTTCTCCTTCAGATACATCAAAAAGTTCAATCGCACAAACATTTACTGGCCTGACCGTTAAACTATCCGTCAATTCAACAAACTTTTTTGCGTTAAAATTTCTTTCAACCTTAGTTTTTAGTGGTTTCAAATTTTCCAACTCACCAAATACTTTCAGTTCAATTCCATTATCTAAAATAAGCTGCAATGCATACATTAAAACTGTCCTCCTAGTTGAGATTGGATAAATACCCGACAAGTCACTTGCGCTTCTATCCGAGCAAGCTTGTTAGGTTTAATTTTGATTGTGTGGTTTCCACGTTGAATCTTTCCACTGGTTGTTTTTTTCAAATAATTCACGATGTTTAAGCGATCCTGATTGATTTCGTGTTTCGGCAATGTAGTGCCGTCAACGATTATGTCAACGCTTGAAGCAGAATCACTAGCTTGAAAAATCCCCCATTCAAGCGGATGCGTATGTTCTGGTAGAACTACATTATGCTTGTGAGAGGGAATTTTAACAGTATGCGTGTGATTCGGTATAGATACTTGGTGTGAGTGACTAGGAATACTAACATTGTGAGTATGAGATTGAATCGTTATACCAAAACCATGGCTATGACTGGGTATTTCAACAGAGTGTGTATGATTTCCTGACGAACCAGCTGTCCTAAACGTTCCACCTGCCCCTTCAGCATAAAGAACACCGCCTCCACCTGCGACATACATAGCTTTGCTACTTGGTGGTGTCGGCCCTGGTCTAACGCTGAACATCAAATGATCGTGATTTCCGCCAGCACTAGAAGACCTCACAGAGCCCCCACCTGCATTCGTTGATCCTCCTTGATATGATCCGCCACCTGCACCAGAAGTAGAAACACCTCCACCGCCGCTGGTTGTTGAACGGACAGACGCACCACCAGAAGAACTTGTTTGAGTTGACTGGCCACCTGCTTCACTGGTAATTGTTTTCGATCCGCCGCCTTTAACAGCCTTCGTGTATCCTCGATAACGTTTCGTTTTGAAAGTCAATTCAACAGTATTCACATGAAACACATCGTCATCTAAGTAAAATTCGATTTCAGCCGGATAAGCTGACTCACAATTGTCTTGGTATGAGTAATTCAAGATATTTGTTGCACCTTGAGAATACGTTTCATTTATTTGTTGTTTCCGGCCGAGATCTGACATAGTTGTATTGATGTCATCTTTTAGATTTCCCAACTCTAAATCAATTGATTGTGGTGCACCAAAAACGTCGGATTTTGCTTCTTTTTTTATCCGCAGGTTGAGCGATCCGTACTCGTTCGTGTTGATCATCACAACCGTTCCTTGCCGCAATTTATCAATCTCTAAAGGTGTGTCCGTCAATTTAATCAAATCTGCAGCAGCGACTTTCCAAGTTACTTTTGGAATCGACCATTTTTTAAGCATATTAGTAGCATTATCTTTTAGTGACTGCGGCTGCGTGAATCGAAGATCCGTCCAAACATACTCAACAAGTCCATATTTCTTTATCGATTCTTTGTCTTCAACATATGGAACATTATTATTTACAGACTTTATGTTAATTTGGTTTACGCCTTCTCCAGCACCGAGAGGATACACACGATTAACAAGATTGTTCGGATCAATATCTATTTCAAACCCTTCCATGTTATAACCCTCTTGAATTCGGCAAACTGGTTCAGTTGGAGGTTTAACAAGTGATAGTTCAAATGGATAAACCTTTGTGTTCCATTCCCACAAATAATCTTCATCAAAAGCCTTAGGAATTGAAAATAAGGCATCCGCTAATCCATTTTCGTTTTCCCATGCGTAAGAAAAATATCTAGTAAAATCACATCGTTTCAGAATCCAATGTTTTGTTTTCTGCTGATTCAACACAAAATTAATCACATCGGCTGTTTTCTTATTTGTAATTTCAAAATAACCGAAAAGAACGCTGTCTAATAGCGTCCCTAAAACATGCGTCGCTGTATATTTTATTGAGTAATTGCTTTTATCCTTTTTCACCAAAGAAGGCATAATACGATACAAACCGATGTATTCATTCTCGTTATCGGTCAATTCAACATATTGTAAAGCTTCAATCATAGAATTTTTAGTATCGTAAAGTGGCATAGAAAATTCAATCGATCCTATTTCATTTTCTATTTTTTCATAACTGACATCATAAGCATTTTCGAGGATAGCCGTATATTCTCTGCTTAGATTCATTGTCATTAGCATGGCATCGCCTCCTACAAATACCTATTCGAATATTTAATTGTTAATCTAAAATCGCCATCTCTTCCTGAAACATAAAGTGGTTCTGAAGGATAGATATAAAAGTCATTCATTGGCCGTATCATTGGCCTATCGTTTTTAGTAATATTGAAAGTTTGAGTATCGATCTCAATTGTTGCATTATCGAAGTCGCCTAAATTGATCGTGTCACTTCGAGTTCGAATCTGAACATCACGTCCCATCCCCTCAATCGTGATTGAAGGTTTCACTTTAAGCCCCTCAACTGTTGGATATATCTCAAATGGCTGGGCCTCTTTCCCTGTATCGCCCATTAAGTATCCTTGGTGCTGCCAAGTAATAATATCCGAACCCCAGTAAGCCCCACCTTCGAAACGCACTGCCATATTTACTGCACCAGAACCAGTATTGCCTAAAAGATAGTTTGCTTGGAATGTAATGATCTCGGAACCCCACATGACACTAGTGGCATCTGATTTGGTGTATTTATAAGGATCTCCACATTTTATTGTGAAACTACTTATACACCAGTTCACTCCTGGTTCAACTTTGTCTATCGTTGCTTTTGTTCCGCTGAATAGCATTTCTGGTTCATCGTTAAACCAAATCTGAACCTCCTTTTCAGTAAACAAAGCAACATTTAATTTATTAAATTTATCTCGAAATGAAGCATCGTCTTCAGCTTTTAAATAATACTGAACGATGATTTCTCTTGCGGGAATTCTGTTGTAAACATGACGTTCACCATCACGTATACCAAGCTGATAATATTCGTTGTTTGTTTCAAAAAGTTCCCGACCCTGAACATTTAATGTTCGATAGCCGGGAATAATATCTTCTAAAAATTTACCCCCGATATTCATTGCTTCGGTGGGCATTCCTTCTAAAGGAGAGGTCAATTGAAGTTCCATTAATGGAGAAATATTTTCTATCACTTCCGTATCCCCCTCCGCCTGTCAGCTCGTTCTTGACGTTTTTGTAAAGCGAGTGCGATTTTATCAATGTCCGCTTCTTCTCTAACAACAAACATTGCACCATCATTCATTCCGCGATAATCGTAAATAATTGATTCTTTGTTGTCATACTCATTTGTATTGACATTTCGCTTAGCAGCTTCCTTTGCATACTTCATTGAAGCGTCATGAGGAATCACTTGTGAACCGGATGGAAGAACAACCATTTCTCCTCGGCCACCCTCATTCATTCGGGCGAACCCGCCTTGGAAGGAGGTTGAACCAGATTGCAAATAAGGGATTGATCCAATTGAAACTCCTGGAATCTTATTAATTACATCGACTGCACCATTAACTCCACCAATAACATCGTTAACAAATCCTTTCACCGATGAAACTAACTCATTGACTGCAGATCCAACACCGTCAAACACTCCGCTAACAAATGAAGTTAAACCATTCCAAGCATTTTGAATTCCGTCAAATATGCCTGTAACAGTCTGACCAATTCCATTCATTACTTCGCTGACGATCCCCGCAGCAGAGTTAAATGCACTCGATACAACTCCGCCAATTCCACCAATGACTCCACCAATAGCATTGAATATCGTTGACGTAAAATTCATTACTGTATTCCACGATCCTGAGATAACCGAAACAACCGTACTAAAAACACCTGCAATAAATGCGATTATTGGTGAAATAGCGGCCATCATAGAACTCATAATTCCTACAATAAATGTAACGATAGGACTGACTATTCCCATAATCGAAGCAATCACGTTAGCAACTACTGTAACAATCGTTCCGATTGTTGAGATGACTACTGTCACAACATTCACAACTACTCCAATAATGCTCGTGATAATAGGTAGCATTGTTTGAATTGCTGTGATAATTGCTTGAATAATTGAAATAAGCACAGGAGCCACAGCGGAAACGATATTCATTAATGCTGTTACGATATTCGCTATTACTGGTGCAAGTTGGGATATTAGTGTGGCAATAAGAGGGGCCATTGCCGAAACCAATTGCATAACAACTTGAATAATTTGCTTAAAGACAGCTGTTAGCTGAGATACTAAAGTCGTTATAACAGGCACTACAGAACTTACTATCTGAGTAATCGCTGTTTTTATCGCAGTTACTGCTGGAATAAATGCTGCTACTACAGATTGAATCATGTTTGTTACTGATTCTCTAAACGAGCTACTTGTAGCCATTAGCTGAACAAAGGTAGCGATCAAACCAGCAAGTACAGCTACCACAATTCCTACTGGCGAAAACAGTCCACCAACTGCTGTTGCTATTCCTCTAAGTATTCCGGATACTGGCAAGGCTCCTGTCGATAATTGAGCGAATATCCCAACTAATCTGCCGACAACACCAGCTGCAGAACCAGCTATTGAAGTTAACATTGGACCAATGCTAGTAAATGCTGAAACAATCAGTTTTGCCACAGTCATCAATGGCCCACTCAGTTTTGTTGCTATCCCGGCAAATAGAGCTATGAACACTCCAATCTGTGGTTGGGTTTTACTGATTACAGGTCCGAGTAAATCTCCCAAATAATTAAAAATACCTTTGATCGATTCGAACCCCGATTGAAGCATTGGTTTAGCTTTTTCAAAAACAGCTCCTAGTTTATCTCCAACAAGGCTGGCGAATGACTGAAGCTTTGGAATGACTTCTGAAATAAAACCAGATACAGTCGATTTAACGCTTTGGAAAACCTGCAGGACTTTCTCTCTAAATGCTTCGTTCTTGATCATAGCTGCGGCAAATGCAACTCCTAAAGCAACAACAGCTCCTATTACTAATCCAATTGGGCTTATTAAAAAACCAAAAGCTGAGACAAGTCCTCCAAGCCCCATAACCAAAGTTCCGACTATTACTAAGACTGGACCAAGCACAGCTAAAAGAGCAGCACCTTGAGCGATAGTTGACTTCATACTTTCAGGCATCTGATTAAATTTGTCGGCGACATCTCCAACCTTTTTGGCAAGCTCTGCAAGTGCTGGCGTCTGAGTTCCCATGATCGACATCACTAAAGCATCGATCGAACCCATCATAGTTTCTGCGGCGGCTGATAATGTTTTTTGCATTTCTGCTGCTGTTTTTGATGCATCACTGTTTTTTTCGATAGCACTATTCATTTTGTCGTAGCCGTCAACACCTTCAGCCAAAAGCATTGCCATACCTGATGCCGCTTCTGTTCCAAAGATCGTAGCTAATGCAGCTGTTTTTTGGGCAGGAGTGTAATCTGCTAAAGAAGTATTTAGTTCCCCTATGATCGTTCTTAAATCTTTAAAATTACCAGAACCATCAACAGCAGAGAATCCAAGTTCTTCCATAGCTTCAGCTGAAGCTTTTGTTGGTTTTACCAATCGTTGAAGCCCCATCCGCATAGTTGTACCTACTTGGGAAGCTTCAAGACCTTTGTTCATCATGACTCCAGAAACTGTTGCTAAATCATTCATGCTAATGCCTAAGTTATGCGCTGCGGGAGCTGCATATTTAAATACGTTCCCCATATCAGCTACACCAGCGGCCGAAGCATTGGCAGTTCCTGTTAATAGATCAGCGACCTTGCTCGCGTCTTTTGCTTCCAAACCAAAACCATTTAAAGCAGATGAAACAGTATCAGATACAACAGCCAAGTCTTCTCCCGAAGCTGCTGCCGCTGACAAAACGCCGGGCATCATTTCTATGATTTGTTTACTGGCATAACCTTTTGCTGCCATTTCTTGCATTGCATCAGCAACCTCTTGAGCATTTACAGGAAAATCTGCTGCTAACTGTAAAGCTGCTTGTTTCATCTTATCGAGGTTTTTACGTGATCCATCAGCTACTAAAGCTGCCTTGTTCATTGACTGTTCAAAGTCTGCTGTTGATTTGACTGCCTTAGCAAATGGCATAGTGATAGCAGCAGTCATACCAGCTCCAAGAGCAGCTGTTTTTGCTCCGAAACCTGAAATTGATGATCCAGCACTAGAAACCTTGCTAGAAAGGGTATCTAACTTTGCTCTTGCTCCATCAATCATTTTGTTAAAACTAGAAGCATCACCAGTGACACGAGCGCTTAATGTATAATCTGCCATCTAATCACCTCCATTTTTGGGAGTCTTGATCCCATTAGCTCGATAGATTTTATCGACCCACGACTTGCCATCGCGTTCTTCGACTTCAAGAACAACTGACATAGCTTCTTGATTAAATTCTTTGTCTGCTTTCGCTGGCCGTTTCTTAAAGAGTTCTTGAAACCGTGAGCCTTTTTTACGAAGCGCGTTTGTCACAGCGTTGAATACTGCATCTCGAATGTATGTAGTATCGTTGATTGTTTTTTTCTCATACTCCTTGCGAATGAATCGCTTTTCAGTTTCTGTCAACTCTTGATACTCAGATTTTGAATATCCAAAATTGACAACAAAAAAAGCCAAGTCCATTTCATCTGAGAATGGCTTGGCTAATTCTATTTTTCTTTTTTCTTCAGGAGTAGGATCGCTATCATTACCCCAATATTCATAGCTAATGAGGTCTAGCGGAATAAAAAACCTGCATCTTTTTGCAGTTTCTCAATAATGAAATTATTAACTGTTAACGCTCCATTTTCTTGAATAAAAGGTTCAAACATTTCTGCTGCTTTCTTTTGTTTAACAGCTTTCAGATCTTTTGATTCAACTAAACCAAAAGAGAATAAGGCTTCCATCATTTGTAACGACAAAACACCATTATTCTGAACAGCTTCAGCACTAATACTTTTCTTAGTGACTAATTCAATCGTTTTGATTTTTTGAGTGTTATAGCGTAATTCATAAATTACCCCATCAACTTCAAACTGACCATCTTCTAATTCTTGTTCGTCAAATAATTCTGTTGATTCTTCATTCATTTATAGTTTCCTCCTAAGATGCTGTAATTGTTACTAAACAAGTCGCTACTTCTTTTGATGATGATGTAGCAGTAATAATCGCATTTCCCACAGAAACCCCTGTAATTAAACCGGCATCGCTAACAGTGGCAATCGATACATCTGATGATTTCCAAGAAACGGTGTCACTTTCTGGCTGAACAGTTGCTGCTAAAGTTTCTGTTGCGTCAACAGTGATTGAAACAGTTGTTTTATCTAGCTTAATCGACGCTGTTCCTTCAGGTAATTGGTTTGCACCTGAATCTGTCAAATCAACGAGTGCTCCCATACCGTCCAGTTTGATTGAATAAGTCATCGCGTCATCGTATGGAGCTTCTAAAGAATAGTCCGTTACGATTGCTAGACCGCCGAACATTCCAGTTTTTGATTGCATGTCTAAAACTTTAATGCAGACCGGATCATCACCATCAAAGTATTGACCTAAGACTTTATGAGACTCGTCATCTCGAACATACAATCCATCATTATCAATCGACCATTCTTTCATACCGCCAATTTTAGATTTCCATCCACCTTTAGTATCTTTAGATGTAATCTCGATCGAGTCTTTTGAACGGTTAATAGTCAGTCCTTGTTGTCCGGCAATTGCCAGTAACTTATCACCAGTCATATTAAAAATAGCTAGTAAGATGTTCTTACCAGCTACTGCTTTTGTTGCTGATTGTGAGAAATCACAATACAATTGATTTTCGAATCCTGTTACTTCTGGCATATTTACGCCCTCCTAAATTTTATATTTGAATCCATATGTAATGGTCAATGAATAACCCATTACTGCATGTTTTGTTTTGTCTTCGTCATCGAGGATTCGTTGAGCTCCTTCTGGCTTTTGTAACAAAAGATCATAGCCTTCTGGTAGTTGAACCTCCTCTGTCATTGCAGATCTTATTTTGTCGACCACATCAAAAATGGGCTGAGAGGATTGTTTTCCATCAGCCCATCCATGAATATAAATTTGAAATTTATCCCTCCACATCGTTTTCGATGGAACAGGATCTAGTCCGACAATCTCAGCGTGTATAAATGGCCGATTTTGATTCTTTTCGAAATGATCAAAGACCGGTATATCATCGATATTCTTTTCCAAAAGATCAATGACTCCCGCTAGAACGTCGACGAATGATAATTGTTGAATCACGCTATCACTTCCTTAATTCGTTAATCATGTCAGCTTTGTACGTTTCTTTTTGGGTATCAACGTTTTTCTTCAAGAAGTATTGTCCTGGTACAAAACTGCCACCACCTCGTGTCATATGACCAAACTCAACATGTGGTCCATAGTCTTTACTGTATCCTGTTTCATCTCCAGTATAAGACATGGAAATTCGCAATTCCCCTTGATCATAAGGTGTTCCACCGGATGCCGGAACAGCTCCATTTTGATAATACTGATCTTGGCCACGAGTGTAGATATCTCTTAACTGTTTTCTTTGAACTCCTACAAAATCAGCATTGCCCTTCCTGATCATCTCAGCTTCCAATGCTTCAATACCGTAAAAGCGAATCATAAATTCAGAAGCCATTTAATCACTTCCCGTATGATTTTAAATAAACGATTCTCCAACGATCATCGTCTTCACCTTTGATTTCCTCGATTGAATATTGATCACCATTCAACTCAAGACATACGGCTTGTTCCAATCTACTACGACACAGTGTAGTTACTGCCTTTTGGAGCTGTTTGGAAACGATACGATTGTCTAGTGAAATTTCAGTTGCCGTCCAGATGGATTTACGACCCTCACCTACAAAAAAAGAACTTAGCTCATAGATTGGATTATGAAGTTTATCCTGTCCGATTTTTTTATTTTCAAATAATTCGATCGGGTAAAGATTCACATGAACACCAGCTTTCCATTTTGGCTGTCGTCTTCTTGATCTAATGTCTTTTTGTAATTGGAAAACTCCCTGTCATACTCGCTAAGCAGTCCATTCACGAAAGTGACACTCATAACATCCACGCCTTCGCTGGTTATGCCTTCATGATATTTACGTCGATACATAGCTAGAACCACGTCAACAGCGATAGAATTAAAGGCCTCGGGAAATTCCGCAAGGCCTGCATACAATTTAATTCTATCTATTGCTGTTTCTGTATACTCAGATACTAGCTCAAGCTGTTCTTTCAATTTTGGTTCACGAATTCCTACTCGTTCAACAATCGTTTCTTTCGGTTCCTTAGTTTCGCTTCCCACATTGATCACTCCTAGCCTTCTCCGCCACCAGTTCCACCTGTTACTGGTTCTGTAATCGTAGTTTCGATAACGCCGTTTTGAATTTCAGCAAACAGCTGAACACCTTCAACAGCGATCGTTTCTTTTGTTAAATTGTTCTTAACAGTGTCATGAGTAACTCCGATCAAACCAGTTTGATCAGTGGTTAATTCAAACTCTGCTGCAAAATCAGAACTTGAAACATCTGCGTTTGCCAAAACAATATTATTTACTGCAGTAGTGTAAATTTTACCCTGTGGGATATTGTCGAATACTAAAACAGTTTGACTCAAGAATCCAGTTAGCAAGGTAAAACCATATGCTGTCGATGGTCCTGATTGAATGGGTGCTTGACCTAAATATTTTGCAACATCGGTCGCGTTAACCATTGAAATAATTGACACGTTCCCTTTAAAGAACTCCTTTGTCTTAGCCCATCCCATTGATAGTGCAGCTTGGAATCCTTCAACATCTTGTTTTGTTGGATTAGAAGCAAGGTAAGTAAAGAATTGACCTTTGATAGCTTCTTGGATTTCTTCCAAGATTTTTTCGTCAGTTTCGTTTATTGCAGCATCACTACCAACACGGCGAATAGATTCTGCAGAAACTGCTTTACGATATTTGTGCAACGGAACTTGGTAAGCAGGACCTTTTACTTTCTTAACTTTAGAAAGTGGAATTAACTCGCCTTCACCAACCGCATTGTCAGCTGCCATTGTAGTTTCATATTTGTATGTTTGAATCTTCTCATCACCAGTCAAAGTCATGCGCCGTGTAACACCTAAAACTTGCAGCAATTCCTCAATTGAATATCCAAATAGATTTACAAAATCAATGGAGCGAACTTCTCCAAGATCATTAGCCACTGTTAAACCATCTTCCGCAGCGAAAGTCTGCAGGTTCATTTCCATTAAACGTTCTTTATTTGTTTTGGACATGTTTTTCATGTATGATTCCTCCTAATTATCTAAAAAGATGAATGTTTTCTTTAATTGCTTTTTGACGCTCTGCCGGATTTTTAATTTCCATGATTTCTTTTTTAGTTAATTGTTTCCCTGGCGTCAGATTTACTTGTGGAGATTTTCCAGTTAACGCTTGTTTCATTTTTATTTCAGCAGTTTTATCGACTAAAGAAATAAACTTTGTCACAGCTTCTTTCGTTCCCTCTGCAGTCTCTTTAACAACAAAGTCAAGTGTTTCTTCATCCGCAGCAATTGAAGCCTCAGAAAGCATTTTAGAGGCTTCTTTAGACATAGCCGCTAAATTGTCTTTTTTCTCAAGCTCACTAATTCGATCTAGCAATTTTTGCTTTTCATGCTCTGCCTTCTCGTTTTCATTCATGTTAGCGAGCCGTTCGGCTTCTTTTTGTTTAGCTTCTTGTTCTTTTTGCCATTTAGATTTTTTGCCTTTGATGATAGAGTCAACCTCAGTATTATCTTTAAAGCCGTATTTTTCCTTTAATGTCTGAATTTGATCATCTGTAAGATTATCTAGATTTACTTCCGATTCTTCAATCGTTGTTCCTTCGCCGGTTCCTTCTGCGCTTTGTTGGCCACCCGCAGCACCGTTATCTTCGGCAAAAAATTGCAATCTCATAGACATTAAATTCATTTTGTTGTACATGGTGGTTTCTCCTTCCATAGCTTTTAACGTGGATCAATGCTTGCACTTCCATAGCTTTTAACGCCTTCCATGCCTGGGCAAAATAAAAAGTCCTATTTTTAGGACTGCATATCATCAATTATTTGTGTTTTACCAACTTCCATCATCCCGATTATCGGAAAACTACCTTCTTGACTAAAGAATGTTTCAACACTTCCGGATGGGTATTGGACAGTAACACATATTTGTTCAAAATCCTTGGCTTCTTCAAACACCCATGCTAAAAATTCTTCGTTAGTTTGACCACGCTCTTTTTTTCTTTTCGCTTGTTTGAAGTCCAAATGATTACCCCCGTTCATTATTTTCAATTGGAACTACAGTCGATCTGCAAAAGCTGTGCATTGGCGGAGCATTCAGGCCAGGAGAATAGTCTTTGAACTCAAAGACCTCTTCATTTAAGGTTTGGCATATAGTGGATGTTCTATTATCCATTATTGCTGAAAAACGATACTTCTTAATACCCTCTCGCATAAAAGCATCCGCATTCGCTTGGTTCGTAAAGAAGGCCGACTCAGTCCAAACGAGACGCTTTGCATAGAATTTCCCAACGTCCATTCTACGCAACAGACTTTTAACGAGATCGTCATAGTTGACTCCGGAAACAAGTCCATTTTTCAAATCGTTTGTGATCCAATTTCTTAAAGTGTCTTTGTTATCCCAAATACGATCTGAATAGTTCTTTTCATTGAACCATTTATTATCTAAAGCCTGTTTTAATAGCGAATTATTGATACTAAAAAAGCTAGACGTGTGTTCCAAATTCTTCATAGTGGACATGTAACCAAACCCATAGGATGAAGAAAGATATTCTTTCATCATAGAGTCCTCAATAGCTCCAAGTTCCGCTACTTTAATCCGAATCGACATTTCTAGTCCTTCAAGTCTATTCAGTTTATAAATGTTCTGTCTGACCGGCAGTAGTTTGGAATATTCAGGATGTTTACTTACAAAATCGTCAAAATTTTTAAATACTGACTCACGATCTGCTGCAGACATTTGTGACATTAGAGTTCGATATTCGAGAATGTCATCATTCCCATAAGCCTGATAGTAATAAGCGATCTCTTTTTGAAGATCGCTTAAAAGAGAGTCGTATTCTTTTAAGAGTTTCTTGGTAAAAGCTGCATCTCTTTTATCAAGGCCAGAAAGAAGCAGTTCTTGACGCTTCAGCCAATATTGATCAGATCGAGCCATCTAATCAACTCCTATCAATTCGACTAAAATTATCAGTTACGGCCCCGCCAGATTCTTCTTTCATTTGCTCCGCAGTCGCTTTCGGGTCTTTAACAGTAGAAACCATTGAAACGCGATCTTCCAACGGTAATAGACCTGCAGCTTCTTGTGCTGCTTGGATTTCCGAAAGTACATCTTTTGGAATATTTCTATGAAAAGTAAATTCTAAATTGAACCATTCCTCTGACTGACTTGAGGGTACGTTAGTAGGTAAGCGGAAAAGCATCTTAAAACGTCGATTCATTCCACTAGTGAACTTCCTTTCTGCAGCAAGAGCTAAGTTTTCCATTTCCTGGAGTTTAAAAAGGAGGCCTACGCCAGAAGCATTACCGAACGATTCACTATTTAAGTTGGTAACCATAGCCATCTGATAGATCAACTTTTCCAATCGATCAAGCAAGTGTTCTTGTGAACTGTCTCCATCAGGCTTTTGAAGAAATTCAACAACGATATTTTTAATTTGCTCTGGATCGTCAGTACCAAAAAAATTAATTATTCGGTTATCTCGAATTTTTTGCAGGCCATCTTTATCAAGTTGAACTCCCAAAATAGCTAAATAAGCATCGGCAAAATAATCGACGTCGTTCGCTTTTTCAGATAAGGCTTTATTAAAAGCATTGATCATCGAAATGACTGGTTCAAAGATGCCTTGCCTTTCATCATTATTCACATATTCAATCACTGGAACATCTTGGTAATAATGTGGATGATCATTGATAATCTGATAACCTTTCTCTCCCTGGATAAAATCATAAACTTTATCACTCGTATAAATCTCGCCTTGAAGTCTGTTATCCTCATTGAGATAGTAACGAACGGCAAAAAAAGGACGTTGTGCAATTGTGTCGTCGTACACCATAAACATATCGAGAGGTGAATTATAAGTTATACAAGTTTCCGTATTTTCATTTTGATAAAGAAATTCATATGCACGACCATAAATTCGAACAAGCTTCGAAAGTTCTGCATTATTATCGTCTTGATCATTTAATTTCATTAACCTATTCACCTGCTTAGACAATTCTGGATCTTCGTGTGAAACAGTAACAGGTTTCCCCATAAAGTAACCGTTAAATGTCTCTACAACGTAACGTGCAAAGTTGGCCACAATTCGATTATCAGGCTTGTATGAGTCTTTTTCTTCTGCATCAACAATCGCATGGCGACCACGATACATCTTCCAAAGCATCTCATAACGGCTAATTTCTGCTTTGTGCTTGCTAATGTAATAAGCAAGTAAAGCACTATCGATCTCTTTTGAAGGATCGCAAGTCATAACCTTTGGTGGATCGAAAAATTCATCTTTCATCAAATTCCTCCTTTCATGAATTGAACACCAACAACTGGCGGTTCATAGAATGCCATCACGACAGCTTCTGCTCTATCGGGAGAAGGCAATCCCCTTTTTTTCATTTCTTTTTTTCGCTCAATCAATACTTTCCCTTTGGAAGTCATTGAGTAACGACGAATCGACAATTGAGCCATCAGATCGTCATCGTTGGGTAATATAATTGTCTCTAAATAATCTTCTTTAAACTTGCCGTACATCATCGAGATAATACCGTCATAATCCTTATTCCCTTTACTAGCAAAATTGATCGGATGGATAGTCAACCATTCCAAATCATCTTCATAGACAATTTCCCTAAGCCTATCAGTAACACCACCACCAACACCAGTATCATCAAGCTTGATTCTTATTTGATGATTTGGATAAAGCTCATGCAACCTATTCGATTCTTTTATTACGAGTCCGACCGTTTTCATCAAGTCTTGGCCTTGAAAGCTTTTCAGTTTCAGACAAATAGCCCCGATCCTTGAAGCCATTACAGTTTCATCATCGCCAAATCGAGCGACGTCAAGCCCTATATCAATTGGTGCATGACTTGGAATGTCATAAAGATTACGACTTAGATCAATAGCTTCATAGTTTTCTGGTAGCTCTCTATTGATCGCTGCCTCGACCGCAGTAAGAGATATCCAAGCATTTGGCTCTCCAAGAGGGAAATCGCCATCCACACGAACTCGAACAACATCAGAATCTTTACCATACCTACGAATTAACCGATCAATATTCTTTTTGTTGGTGCGAGACGAATCAAGAGAAGATACTTTTCTATTCACCCAATCGGCGCGATCCTTGTGAAAGGCATCAAAAAAAATCCCACTAGTTTTAGTAGGATTAGCCATCATAATTATTTTGTTGTTTTCACCGGATAACGTTCCAAGTATCGCCTCCATTATCCGATCGTCAATCCCTGACGCTTCGTCAACTACGAATAGCATGTTGTCCTCGTGGAATCCTTGCATGTTTTCAGGACGTGTAGCCGTCTTGGCAGTAGCAAACCATCGCTGTTCACTACCGATCATATAAACTTTAGTCTTTGTCCATTTTAGAATGTTCTTGATCTTTGAATCAACTAACCACTTTGCGACCTCAGCCCACAGAACCTCATTTAACTGTTGTTTAGTTGGTGCGGTACAAATCACCTTAGCATTACTGAAACACACCAGAAACCACAAAATAATGACTGCTTCGACCGATGTTTTACCAACACCTTGTCCTGATCTAATTGCTACTTGATCATGATCACGAATATCATTCAGCGCTCCGCTTTGCCATTCGTCCGGAACAAATCCAAGAGCTTGTTTAGCAAATATCACAGGATTTTCACGCCAAATTCGAACCAATTGTTTCATTGCTGATCTATTCATTTAAACCACCTAGTTCTTTTTCTGCTTCAGCAACGAGTTCGGACCAATTGTTTGCATCCTCGTTACCTTTGTTTGATCCGCGAAGTTCTTCAGTCTCAGCCTTGAGCTTATCGATTTGAGCTAGTTGAAGATCCGTTTCAGAAATAATACCAGTACGATCAAGAATATCTTTTGCTGCATTAAAGCGGACCATCTCAGATTTAGCTTTCAAAAGATTTCGCATCGTTCGGACTGCATCACTTGAATACTCCCTCAACATGAAGTGATTATATTCGTCTTGAGCTTTGCGGAATTTTTCGTTCTTTTTCCACTTAGTGATTGTGGAATCTGCGACGGAAATTTCAGCAGCAATCTCATTTTGTTTGTGCTTCCCTTCAAATAGCATCGCAATAGCTTTTTGTTGTTTCCTAGTTAAACTATAAAAGACTTCCAAATCCGCCTTTTTTTTACTCAAATAATCACCTCCCCTGAAAAAAAGACGAGCCTCAGCCGTCTTTTAACTTCTAACTATATCACCAATAACTTTTCTAATTTCTTCAACAGGCAAATCTAACTCTGAAGCTATCTCTTCAGCCGCAGGTAAACGTTCTAAATCAATCGTCAATTGAACTACCGTACTTATTACCCTATCCACAAAACCTTGCGGAAGGTTATTTTTCAAATAAATATTATAGCTATGACCTTTTACTTTAAAGTGAAACATATTGTAATTTTTATTAATAACACTTTCTCTATTAGCCATATTCGTTATTCTTGATCGCTTTTCAAGTCGACTTATTGAGTCTTGCATTTCAAATAGCATTTCTAATATAGCTTCATCAGCATTAACTTTTTCACCTTTACTAACTTCGCTAATAATATTTGTGCGTTGAATCACTCTGTATACAGGATTATCGTGCGTACCATCCTTTAAAAGCTCTTCAATCTTTTCGTCAATTCCAATTTTTAATTCACCGGAACCTGCAATTGTGTTGTCAAAGAAAATTGTTCTTTCCTCAATAATATCAAAGGGAAGTTTTGTTTCTGTTTCGCAAATCATAATAGTAGGAACCCCAAATGAATGTGACACTGCCGTTTCATACATAACGTTCGGATTTAATCCTGTCAAATTCGAAATAACTAAATCTGCATCAAGAATATTTTTAAAAACTTGATCACCAATAGAACCAATATTTTTAATTTTATGAGCCACGATCAATTGATACCCATGCTTTTCTAAAATAGGTTCGATTACATTTATAGATATTCCTTCTAATTTTTTGAATTCCTCAGAATCTTTGGTACCAATCGGCGTAATGAAGAAACAAGTTTTTTTACTAGAATTATTGCCATTGTTATTAGCTGCTTTATCTTTAGCCATCAATTTTCTCCTTATTGCTTTTTTACAATTATAATATATTGATAGCTCTTTTTCAGCGATTTCTTCAATTGAAACAAAAAAGCAGCCCAATAAATGAGCTGCCAGTTTCACGTGATTTAATCGGCCAGTTAATTTTTGTTATTGTGAGTAATCTAAATCAATGTCCGATCGCTTTCCCTTATCTTTCGACACTATCATAATAACTCTGGAAATAGGTAGACAGCAGGTAAAAAAGAGGTATAAAAAAGGTAGTTTACGTGTATTATTTAAACCTTATTAATTCCAATGCAGAAGCGAACTGAATCAATATCACACTTGATTCTTGTTTAACTAGCTCTTCGCTAACATGGCAACGGTCTGCGGTGAAATTAACAGAATAACCATGAATGTATCGATCGTAAAAAATTTGTTTCCTGCGTTTGGTGATATCCGGCTTAAATGGATGTTGTATTGCTGAGAAACCTTGAATGAATAATTTATGCAGATAGATAAATTCTTCTTGAGCCGTTTCATTTTGTATAAGCATTTGTTCTGCTTCTGGATGATTTACAGAAGAATGAGAAGGCGGCACAAGGGAAAAACTCGAGGTGATTTTGGGTTCTCTCGGTTGCCCTACTCTGCTTCTCGATGCTAGATACTCGCCTAAAAAGACACCTACATTATATTTAGTTCTCTCCATATCAACATTTTCTTTAGCTGGTACTTCATACTTAGAAACGTCAAATAGCGCCATGACCGCGATTCCCCCTTGTGATATACTAAAAATGCGAATAATTAGTATGAGCTGGGGAAACCCGGCTTTTTTTATGCCATTTCAGTTTCGTGCCAGTTGTCAGCTTCTAAAACTATATATTGCGAAATAGAAATTCTACCTTCATTCAATTTATCCCGAGCCTTTTTAGCTGCTGCTTTTGATTTGTAAATCTTTGAACCTTCAGCGGGAAACATAAACTTACCGCTGATTAATGCAACACAATATACTTTCATGCAAATTCCTCCTCAATTGGGTCGGTTAGTATTGCTTATGGTTTCTATATCTCTTTTTTGTTATTATTAATAAAAAAAGGATGTGTTAATGTTGGATCCTATTATTACTAGCTCTCTAATGACTTTTGGAGCCGGCTTTGCTACTGCAGCTTTTTCAAAAGCTAAAGGTCCTGGTCAGGCCTTAGACGATGCTATGGCCCTAGTTGGATTTGATAAGCTGCATGAAGTAGCAGAAAAGAAACGCGCTAAGAGAGAACTAAACATGCAACGTTATAAAGACTCAATTGCTCAAAAGATTGTTGCCATTCCTGATGGAAATTTAAAAGAACCTCCACTTTCGATAGTTGGCCCAGCTCTTGAAGCATCTAAATATTACATTGAAGAAGAAGAGCTTAGAGAAATGTTCGCTAGGTTGATTGCTTCTTCCATGGATAAAGCGAAAGAAACTATCACCCATACTTCATATGTCGAGATAATAAAGCAATTAACCCCTTTAGACGGAGATAACCTGAAATTAATTAACCAAAACAAAGGCGAAGAGCTTATTTCTAGACTTATTGTAAATTTCGACAACGAAGGATTTAAAATTGCTAGAACGAATCTTTTTTTAGCAAATGAAAATTGTAATGACCAACTTATACTTAGCGCTTCATTAGATAATTTAAATCGATTAGGATTAGTCACATTGGATTATTCTAGGTATCGTAAAATCGATAATATTTATGATCAATTCAAACTAACCAAGGAGTATGAAGATCTAAAGCATACAATTGAATCACAAAACCAGCATTTAGAAAATAATGAACTTCCGAGTGAAAATTATCCATTTTTATCTGGTCCTGAAATAGGCATGGGTTTAGTCTCCATCACTTCGTTCGGAGAGAACTTTTGCGCTACTTGTCTTTAGACAGGTAGCTTTTTATATAGTTTGTCTCTTCTTCAAAGAACTTGTCCATCCATTTATTTATCATGTGCATTTGTAATTTCATCATCATAAACGACACGATTCCTGCCGTAAAAACTGAAATTAGGATTAGTTTTAACATGTTATCTCCTTTCTTACTTGATAGGTTGAGTTAGTTTATCTCTTCATTTAACCTTACCGATTCCTTCTCCCGGCCTCTAGCTTCATAGCTAATCCATGAATAATACCCAAAGCTTTCATAGCGTCCACACGGTCAGCTGCTTTTAAACCGCCTTTGCCATCCTTAATTTTTCTTAGCTCATCTGATGCTTCTCTCAATAAATCAATATTTATAGTTCCCATATTCTTTCCTCCATCTTTTAAGGCATCTTTAGTCATTCCAAATAATCGCTTCATCAAACCGATGTAGCTTATGTTGCTTTGTTGCTTTAGGAGCAGCTTCAATAATTAGCACAGGATTGTACTTAGAATTAAGTTTCAATCGTTCAACGTGGTCTTTTGCCTCGGTCAGAGTGAATCTGCAATTTAGCTGGTCATCACCTTTTTCAAGGATTCCTTCAAGGTCAGTTACAAGATAATCCACATCTCTGTATACTGGCGACCAGAAAAGAAATCCCCAATGAATATCGAGTCCATCATTAAACTCGGTTCCAAGCAAAACTTTATACATTTTTTCCACTTCTCTGACTCCTTCCTACTTTATAGGCGTGGTTACCGGAACTATTCGTCCATTTCATTAATAATTTTTACAACTTCTGACTTCGCAGATTTACTTAATTTGTAAAAAATAATCTGATTTCTGTTTCTAAATTTCATGTTTGCATATTCTCTTCCAAGCGCTACGCCTAAAAAAAATAAAATAATAGTCCATGTCATTTGTGGCCCTCCTCTAAGTCGTCCGTTAAGTGAATTACTTTGGCCAACGTACACCATAAGCAAGGTCAGATTTAATTGTTCTCAGCTCTGTCAGTTGAGCTAATTTGGTGGCGTGTTCCATTAAATCTTTTGCATTGCGCTCATTCCCAAACTTTTCAAACCATTCGACTGCACCTTCAAGTATTTCAATACGTGCATCAAGTATGCTGTATACCTCTTTTTCAATAGACATTCAATCCCCTTCCTTTCTCTGCTAATGCTCCAGATCACTTACTTTTCGCTTGTGCCTTTCTACGTTTCCAATTACGAAAAGTACGTTCTAAAAAGTTCTTTTCATCTTCGATATTGTGAAGATAGATATAGCCATCTTGACCGAAAGTGCTGTAATAATTATCTAAATCATCAAGCATTTTTCGGTGTTTCAAAAACTGTTCTTCTGTCGTATAGCTTTTAATTTGATCAGGATACAAATTCATCACCTCTAATCAATAAATCTTTCTTTTTTGTAGCCGATTTCTAACAAATATTCTTCTCGTTGGTATAAAGCTGGCCGACGACTAATTGTTGCATCAACACTTTTAGAAACATGCTGAGCTTTTTCAAAGCTGGTATAGCAAAAGCAACGATTGTCCTCGTCAACAATTATCGCTGCAATATCGTCGTGATAAATTCGATACATTTAATCACTCCAATTCAATTTTCCTTTTTCAAGTAAGTGCAGATACAGTAAACCGACATCGATTACTTTCTGATTCATCTCGATCGCTACTTCTGTAGGTTTAAGTCCTTGAGAAAAGAGCGAGATTGCTCGCTCAATTTCCTCGTTGGACCAAATCCATTTAGCCTCTTCCAAAATCAAAACTCGATCCTTTTTATTTATACGGATCATCTTCATCGTCAGAATTATCATTTTCTGACGGTTCATTTCCGTAAGGGTCTGATTGTCCAAGTAAATCGCCCTCAGCTTCAACATCAACTCCCAGAGCCTCTTCATTAGCATCTGTTTCGTCCTCTGCGGCGTTTTCTGTTTCTTCTGCATTATTTACCGTTTTGTCTTCTGGCTCTTCGCTGTCGCTTTCTGATTCGCCAGAATCGTCGGTTTCTTCTTTCAGAGCTTGGAAAACTACTTCATCACGTTTTTTATCCCACTCGTTAGCAAAAGGTGCAAAATACTGACGAGCAGCTTCAATTTGATTAATCAATGCCGTGTCGGACATTTCATAACTTTCGGCAATCTCACCCAGGTCTTCGCCGTCGTTGATACGAGAAATCACATCACGAGGATTAATGTTGATATCTTCCGGAAGCGGTAATGAAGTTGCTTTTGAAATAAATTCATCGACCAAATCTTTGGAAATTTGGATTGTTTGATTTTCAACTTCTTCCACGCCGTCGCCGACATCAAGTGAGGTTTGCTCTTCTTTTTGCATCTCTACTGTTCCGTCGTTGTTCACGATATAGTTGACGTTTGGCCGCTTAGTCTGTTTGTTGACCGGCAAAACATACTCAACTGTTTCAGGTTGAATCGTTACGGAAACTGTCTTGCCTAGTAAGGCATCTAAATCATCTTTCTTACCTAACAGCGATCCATTATTAACGATAAGAAGAACCTCAGTAACACCGTTCCCCTTTGAAGTTGCTTTTTTTAATTCCGGTCTAAAACTTACTTGATTTGTCATTTATTTTTCCTCCTTGATTTCCAAATAATACTTGCTGTTTATGGTGGTTACTTTTATTTCGAGTCCTTTTGAACTGATATCGATAACCCTTGAAGTTCTCAAAAGGTTACCATTCGGGAAAGTAATCGCTAAGCTTTTTCCTAATTCGCATTGCAGCACTTCTCCGATTTGGCTTTTAGCCCTGCATCCTTGACTTTGTTCATTTGAAATTCCCAGAACTTTTACCTTTTTACCGATATAATCCATCACTCTTCATCCTCACAATCTTCGCAATTGCGCGGGTACCCTGGCTCCTCGCCGTCAATGAACGAACCGCAAGAATGGCAAAGAAAGCCGTCTAATATCATTTCAGTTGTTTCTCCCATTGTTTTTCCTCCTAATAATTGGTTGCATCTTTCCAGTGATAATCAAAATTCGTAGTAATGAATGGTTCTTTTTCGTTTAGCGATTTTGTGACGCCTTGAGTGATCACTTTGAAATCATTCTTTCGGATCACTACAGCTTCAACCGGATGTTTGAAATAGATCGCAAACAATCTGAAACGCAATTTATTCGACTGATCAATTCCATAAGCGCCGAAGCTATTTTTTACATCGATCACATGTAACCAATTGCCTTCGTGATCTTTAATAATAAAATCTGGTGTATAAGCAATTTGCGTAATCTTGCCGCCTTCCGGAAGTTCCGTTAATTCAGTCAGTTTAAATCGTGGGTGAACTTCAAACGGCAAGCCGCAATTTTTTATAAAGCGTTGGTAAAACAATGCTTCTTTTTCTGAATCGAATTTGTATCCATCAATAACGACTTTCTTTCCTCGCTTGTTTAAAGCTGTTGGACTATTCGCCACACAATCATTCCTTTCGCATCCACGCTTGATTAGCTTTTTTGGGTGCCTTTTTATTTTTCGATTCCTGTTTGGTTCGAACTATTTTTCTGTCTTTTTGGTCAATGATCTCGACGACTTTTCCGCCGCAAACTGCAGCCACTGTAGCCGCCATTTCATAATCCTCATGATGTTTTGCATAGACTAGGCTTGGCTCGCCTCTACCGCCATCATTGAGGTAGCACATCTTTTTGACGACAAAACTCAAACTGGATTCCTCCTTTTGTCTGCTGTTTCTTTAAAGTTCAAGGCATAATCTTTGCCGGCATTGTTCATGATCCTGGAAAAGACTCGTTCGCCATAAGCATTGATAAGCTGTTTAGAAGAAAGATTAGTGGTGAAAATTGTTGCTTTATTCAAACGAGCTTCCGCGATTGAAGTAATGACATCGACGTCATATGGCGTGGCTTTTTGATTATCTTCAAGACGGCCGAGTTCGCTGCCAAGATCATCAATCAAGACCACATCAGTTTTTTTGATTTCAGCCATCAACGCACCTTGAATCTGTTTTTGGGCTTCCGGGTCACTCATGGCAAATTTGAGTTGCTCAAGTAGCTCGCGGTAACTTACTACCGAACAGGTCACTAAGTAGCCTGTCTTTTTCAAAGCGAAGTTCAAAATGCTCATTCCTAAGTGAGTTTTCCCGGCTCCAGGGGAACCAGTCAAAATTGCGTGTACTGGATTGCCGTTAACAATTTCTTTCGCCCAATTGATTGATTTTTCTTTGGCTATACTTGTTTCTGAATCCATGACTTTGTAATTCTCAAAGTGGTTGGTGAAAATATTTTGATCTGTGACGATTGATGTATTTCTTAATCTGTTCAAAGCGTCCTTCATTCTCGATTCGTCGAACATAGCCTGTTCTTTCAACTGATTCCGTTTAGTCATTTCACGGTGGCCGCAAACAGTGCAAACGGGAGCACATCTTTCTGTGCCATCTGAGTTACTGTTTTTCCATTTGCGCATTGGCCCATCACACTCCGGACACTTCCCGACAACAACCAGAACTTTATCCATCAGCTTCTCAATTGCAGTTCCTAAGTTCTCCATTACCAGTCAAGCCCCGTTTCCGGAAGATCTTCGTCAGGAGTTGAGCGAGTATTTTTATAACCGGATTTGCTTTTTTCAAATTCAGAATCTAACTCTTTGACATCGGCCATATTTTTTACGCCTTTTGCTTCCCATTTTTTTAGGATCCCCTCGGTGTATTTAAATGATCGGGATCCCTTTGATCGTTTGAGTGCTTCAACCAGCAATTCAGGTGAAAGGTCTTCGCACCAATACTGAATACTTTGAACATTGACTGAATTCAAAACGCCAAAAGTTTTTTCGTAAAGCTGAAAAATCTCTTTCATGATTTCATCCCCATCATGATGTATATTCTTTTCATTCTTATAATTCTTATCATTCTTGTTTGTTGTCACTTGATTGTCAGTTGATTGACTAACGCTTGACAGTTGTTTGTCACTGCCCTGATAGTCAGACCAATTTTCTATTGATATGACGCTGTATTTCGAGGTTGATTTGATTGTCAACATTTGCTCTGTTTCAAATTTCTTCAACCATCTCCATAGTGTTCTGTGTGAAATCAGCTTGTCACGCTTCGCCCCTTCGTTGAACTCTTTTGCTATTGCATAGGCTCCTGTGACGAATTGTCCGCTTGACAGCGACACTTCTTGTCCGTTAAACAAAAATTTCCTTCCTTCGTGGCTGGCCTTCATTAAGCAAAGACACCAAAGCTTAAACATATCTGAATTTGTCCAGACGAATGAACCAGTCACTTTTCTATATAGTTTTATATAGCCTTGGTTCATTCGAGCACCACCTAAGCTATATAGACAGGAACGCCAACGATTTGCTGGGTTTCTTCTTTGAATTGTTTTTCAACACTATTTGAATCTGAAAGATGGAGTAACCAGACTTCCTGCAACCGATCAGATTTATTTTTTTTGACGAACTCTTTCGTTCGATCAAAATCAAAATGACTTTCTAACAATCGAGTTTTTCTTTTTAGATCAAATCCGGTCGTCATTTTCTCGTCGATCACGTCTTTTGAGTAATTAGCTTCAATCATCATGTGTGTTACATTGGGAAACGTGTACTTCACGTAATATGAGTCAGTTACAAATACCATGCGATCTCCTGCCGTATTATCAATTAGAAATCCGCAAGGCTCTGCAGCGTCGTGTTCTGTTTTGAATGGTGTGACGTACCATGTTCCAATTTTTCTAGTCGATTTATAACCAAGCTCCGTAAACTGGTAGCTGTGGTGCCGCTCCAGCTTCAATAATCCATCGTCAAACATGGCATTGATAGTTCCGTGAGTCGCGAATACTTCTAGCGAGACTTGATCAATCAACGGCTTCACATATTTACAATGATCGCGGTGTTCGTGGCTAATCAAACAGCCGGCCACACGAGAAAAATCAAATCGCATTGCTTGTTGAATTTTTTTAAACTGGACACCCGCCTCGATGATTAATTGAGTGATGCCATCATCAATCAAATAACTGTTGCCTGAACTACCCGATCCAAAGCTTTTGATTTTAAGCATAAGGATCAACATCCTCTGGTTCATTGACAGTTGATACATCAGTGGCTTCAACTACAGCGTCTTGGATTTCTCCATCCTCAGTTACATTTTTAGGTCGCTCAATTTCTTGTGGAATCTCCGGGTCCAATATTTCTTTATTGGCATTCTCATTTATCTCTTCGATAATCTCAGCTTCTTTTCTAGAATAATTGTGAGTAGAAAAGTCATCGTCTACTGATTCAACGACAGATTGAATGTATGCATTTGAAAAATCTTTTGGTATTTTTTTTACGACGTTATTTCTCATTTTTCGAACAATCATTGATTCTCTACTATGGGGATCTTTCCACGCTGGGCTAATATTCCCAAGCGTCTGCATCTCTTCACTATCTAACACTTCATCGAGGGTGTGCTTATCAGCAAATTCTTTAATTTTACTTTTTTTATCTTTTTTATTTTTGTCCCACATTAAATTATTGAACATATGAGCAAGCAAATTTTTTTCTTTCACTTCTTCTCTCTCGGCAGTGAAATACTCTATTTGACCATCGTTATATTCAATCGGATAGACTACTCGGATAACTTTGCCCGTGCCCTTGGGATTCCAAGTTGGCGGTGTTATTTCCATGCCGACGTGACCAGGAAAGGTAAAATCATCATTTTCTCGAACTTCCCAATGACGGTGAACCGTTTTAACTTCACGTCCGAAACGAGAAAGAATTGCATCATTTCCATCCCCTTCAATACCCATTTCAATAATTTGAATTTCTGTACCATTTTTATTTTTTTGTTTCCGTTTTATGAAATAAACCTCTCTTGGAGTAGCTGCAGCGTTCAATTGTAAAACTGCAACTTTCATCAAAATTTGAGTGATATTACTCTGGTCAATATCTCCGATGCGAATCCCTTCTTTGACAAGCATTTCATTAATAGAAGATAGGGCATTGATCACAACTGTTCGTTGGTACTCCGTCATGTGGATTCTATTGCCGCGAAGTTGGGTTTCGATCTGTGGCATATAGGTATCATTGATTTTTGCTAACTGCGATTTGAATATTTGTGGTGTATTTTGATTTGTCATTATCTATTCTCTCCCCAAATTAATTTGTATTCGTTAGCTCCTTGGACGATGTAAACAGGACGGTGTGTTCGCCCGCTGGTTAAGTATTGCAATCCGAGTTCATCCATTCGCGACTCAACTTCATCGTGAATATCGTCCAATGAATCAAAGGTGCCGATTAAAATTTTTTCTCCGTAATCTTTTACATATGCGATAATTTCCATTTCTATACCTCTACTTTCAGTTTTTCGTCTTCAGTTACTTGTAGCTCAATCATTTGTCCTTCGATCGGTTGCAGGGTGTTAACTGACTCGGCGTTATCAACGAATACCGGCATAGTAATCCCAAGTTCGCGCGACAGCGTGCGAATGATATCTAAATCGCAATTGATTCGCGCTCCGTTGTTTAAGCCACTGCTGTACTCGATACCGTTGTATGTCGCTTCGCACATTTCTTTGATACCTTCATTTTTCTGAACATCGAATAGCTTCCACTTCACGATCGAGAACAGTTCGTTGATTGATTCCTCAATCCGCTTCACTTTGCGGCGTGTGAATTCCTCGATGAGCCACAATTGTTTTTCGACTAATTGATTTTGATTCTTCAAGTCTTTGTCCTCGGTTTTTAACGTAGATAAACGATCATCGTAGCTTTTAACCGTTTCGAATTTCTGCAATTCTTGATTCAAACCAGCTAAAATCTGTTTGTCAGATTGAATGTCTGCAGATAATTTATCGACTTCTGCATTGGTATCTTTAGCAGCGGCGAGTTCCATCGCCTTTTCTAGTTGAGTGTTTTCAGCGATAATATTGCGATAGATCTGCGAGTCTTCGAAAACGCCCTGCTTGCTTTTTTGAAAAATCAGGTCGTTATTGATTTCATCTAAACGAGAATCAGAAGCTTGAAGTTGGTTTCTTTTCTCCGTGATTTCCTTTTGAAGAGGAATGATTTCAGCTTCTAATTTGTCCGCATCTTGTTTAGTGGCTTTGCCGATCTCAACATTTTTCTCTAAACGATTGGCTTTATTCTTATTAAATTCAGAAACCATGTTTTCAATCTCGTTTGACGGTAAATTTTGACCACAAGTAGGGCATGTCTTTTGATGCTCGTCAAAATTCAAAGCTTTGATTTCCTTGTATTTAGTTAGATGATCCTGTAGAAACTCTCGCTTTTCTTTCAGCGCCTCTTGCATCCGATACTCTTTGCTTTCTAAAGTCGATAAATCGGTTCGGAGCGAATTGACTAAGGCCTGCTGACTGTTAAAATCTTCTTGTAAGCTGGACGTTGCTGCAAAAACGTTCGTTTGAAATTTAGTCTTTTCATCGACTAGCTTGGCTCGAAGATCAGCCTGTTTCTGTTTCAGTCCGTTTAATTCATGATTTACTGTTCCGGCTTTGGCATCAATCAACCAAGATTCCTTTTCAGCGATCAAAGCGGCCATTTCATCGATATCTTTTTGAACAGCTTCTTTCGTCCGCCCCTCAATATTCAAGCTTGCTTTCATGTCCGTGACTTCTTGAATCCGTGCTGGCATGCCGTCGATGTCTCGTTTGATTTCTTTCTTACGACCAGCAAGGATTTTCTTCATTTCGTCAATGCTATGATCTCCGATGAAATCATTGATTTCTTTGAGTTGATCGTCTTCTTTGATGATCTGTTCATCTGTTAAATCAGTAAGATCAATCAACCGCTCGCGACGCTCTTTCCAGTTCAAAGACATAAAAAAAGACGAATTCGACAACATTTGCAGCGTCGGTTCCCCACCTAATTTTTCAAGATAAGCTTTCCAATCTTTCTCTTTGACCGGCACAGCATCTATAAAGTATCTTGTGCTGTCACTACTACGAGTCTTTTCAAGCTCGCCTTTTTTAGCGGTCCATTTTTCTTCTTGGATTCGTTTGAGAACAGTCACTTTTCCATCGATGATCAATTCTGCTTCCACGGTAGGCTCTAAACCTAAAAGCTCTTGATTCTGCTTGTCTCGCGGTTTTGGGTTTAGCTTTGCTCCAGTGGAATCTTTTCCAAAGAATAGCCATTGAAGTCCATCTGCAAGGCTCGTTTTCCCTATTCCGTTCCGACCGCTTACTACCGCAGATGTGCCGTTCAATACGAGTTCAAAGTTTTCTAATCCTTTGAAATTCTTATAAGCAATCTTATTTATTGAAATCTCAGTCATCAAAACTCCTCCTTCAAAATACTTTCAAGAGCTTTTTTGAAATCTTCTAGCGTTTCAATCACGAAAGTGTGCGCAGGCTTTTTCTGACTTTTTAAGTAGTCATCGTAACTGATTTCACCTGCAGCAATTGCTCTTAACGCCGTGCAACCAGCGCAGTCGCAGCCGATAGAGTTTTTAGCGTCTCTAGACAATGAATCTTGAATTGCTAAGTAGTTAGCTGCTTGACTCATTGAATTACCGACCGACAACACTTGCGTTTGTTCATTTTTTTCAGAACTCGTATAAGCCACTACCAATCCTGCCTTGGTTCCCTTTACTAACTGTTGAAGTTCTTCAATGTGTTGCTCGATCTTTTCATTATTGGTTTTCATGTGTTAAACTCTCCTTAGATGTATTCCTTATTTTTGCTTATCTCGGCGGTATCCGAGGTAGGCTTTTTTTCTTTTTGTTTTCGTGCATAATACTTCATGCGATTAGTATCAATTTGAAACCAAATATCTGTAACTGCTTTTAGTCCTTCCGAAGAATTCACACTAACTTTGGTTCTGTCTGGAAAAATATTGATATAGCCTTGCTTTCTTAATTTCCAAATAATGTGTTGTGTTTGCTTATAGCTAAGATTTAAGGCTCTAGCCATTTGTTTTGTATTTGACACATAACCATAAATGTCAAACTTGACTTCGGATAATACAAACTGTATTTCTTCATTTGTGTAAACGTGTCGTTTTCTATGTTTCAGTTTTCCTTCCTTCCGTAGTTTGCGAGCCCTATGAACCACTGAACTATATTTTTTTCCAAGAGCATCTGCAATTTCGGCGCCACGGCTTCCTTGTTTGATCATATTTATCAATATCTTGTCTTCTGTCTCTGTGAAGGTATCTAGAATCGGAGCGATTGGATCATCATAATAAATATCTGGGAGAATACCGGAGCGTCTCAGATATCTGATTCTTGCATTCACTCGTTTTCGATTCATCCCCAACAACTTTTGAAGCTTTTTGCCATTGTTCATGTATCCACGCTCATCAAAAGTAATGTTGTCTAAAAGCATCCGTGTTTCTTCTTTGGTCCATTTCTTAAACGTTTTCCCCAAAATGATCACCTCCCAAAAAGTACAATGGCCAATAAACAAGCAACAAAGATGATATTCGCGATCAAACTGACGTAGCCAATCAATTCGAGCCGTCTCAGCCGATACAGCGGATTGTTGGCTAACGTTGCTAACCCCTTTTTCGTAGACTCTTCTTTTAAATATTCAAAATCATTCCGCATTACTAAACTCCTTTCGTCTGATGGGAAAGCATAAATTCATCAATCGCTCTTTTGTCGTAACGTTTGTGTTTAGCGGCCGGTCCTAATTGGATTTCAGGTAAACCGTCTTTAACCAATCGATTAAAGTCATCTCCAGTGATCCCGCCGATGTATGCACGAGCATCTTTTTGCTGGAGATATCGGCATTCATCAGATTTTTCTTTTAGAAAAATTTGAAAAGCATCTCGAACGATTGAAACAATTGATTCCCGAAGTTTGTTCAAAAATTCTTCGCTTAAAATGTTTAGCATCGTTTATCCCTCCTATCTGATTTTTTGTTCCTACATTTGATATAATTCTCACTAGAAAGTGAGGTGAATTTTTGTGGATTGGTCCGTAATAATTACTTCTTTACTAACTGCTTGTGTTCCATCAGCTTTTGCTTATTTCACCGCTACCAAACAGTCACAAGCTAAGCTAAAGGAATTAGAATCAAATTTTAAAAACGAACTAGAAAAAATTGATAAGCAACACGAACACCAAATTGAATTACTAAACGTGCAATTCAATCAAGAAAATAAGAAAAATGAAAATGAGATAGTAAATAATCTTGCTACTGGCGTGATTAAGGGTGATTATGACCTAGAATCTCTTATCAAATTAGCCAATCAGGCTAAATCATTTTCAAATTCTAGCGACAAGACTAAGAGTTAAACTACACGTTTTCACAGATTCGCTAACTACCATTAGTAAAATAGGATTATCAATCATAATTTCAGTAGGAATACTTACTAACATATCTAGGTGTTTGGTTAGTATTTCTACTGCTTTTTTATTCTTTTCTTCTTCCAAAGTTTTTACCTCCTCATTTCAAACTTATAAGCCAAATACTTTCAATAAATCGGCTAGAATTTCATGGGACTTGTCCGTTTGTCTGCGACCGGTTACCGCATCATATACTTCTTGTTTATTTTGGCTAACCATGTCCGCTAAAGTTTGGTACGAGTATCCTTTTTCGTTTTTATAATCTAAAATTTTTTCCCGTGCTGTCTTTGTTTCTGGCATATTTATTCTCCTTTCAAAATATTCGTAAGCAAATAAGATAGCGATATACAAAATATTGTTGACATGCGTATACAAATATTCTACAATCGAAGCATAGCTAAATAAGCGTAGCAAAGCCTTTAAAAACGTTGGGGAACGGTCGCAAAGGTCTTTTTAGTTACTGCTTTTTGCTAACTAATTTGCTTACAAGAATCATTATATACAAATATTCAGCGTTGTCAACTAAATTCGTAGAATTTTTGTATACATTCTTTCTTGTATTTAAGAAAGGTTGATATAAGTGGAGTTGTATGAACGAATAAAAGAACTCGCAGCTAATAAAAAAATATCGATTAGACAGCTCGAGGAAACGCTCAAATTTGGTAATGGCACAATCAACCGCTGGAGGACTAACACTCCAGGAATTGATAAAATCCAAAAAGTCGCTGATCATTTTGACGTCTCTGTAGATTACCTTTTAGGCAGAACTGATGATCCAAAACTAAATACCGGCAATGTCGAAAATGAAGATGATTATGAACAAGAACTTATTATGATGTTCCGTAAAGGAGAAAAAGAAGTCGCTCCTGAAAAACGCGATCTTTACAGAAAACAAACAAAGGATTTGATGAGCTTCATCTCTAAAACTATGAAAGAACTAGATGAGGAAAATGAATAACTTGGGAGTGTAGTCGTTGGAAGATTTAAAAGGCAACCGATTGACCTTGAGCAATTTATTAGTAAACCAGTTTTTGTTGAAGAAAAATATTAAACCTGAAGAATATGTATTTTCCGAGTTCGTTTCGGATTTCATAAAAACGAACGGAATAAAAGTTGTCACTCAAATACCAGCTATTGATGAAGATTTCTTTCTTGGGGTTACAGTTAGAAGTAAGAAAAGTATTTGCATATTCTTGAACCCTAACGTGTATAAACGCCGAGCAAATTTTAGTTCATGCCACGAAATCGCTCATTGTCTATTTGATATGAACATGAAAAAGAAAACTCAGCAATTTTTTAATATTGACAACAACCCTTCTTTTTATGCTGATGATGATTGGCAACTTGAATTGTTGGCAAATAGTTCCGCTGGGATAATTATGCTCCCAGATATTAAATTAGTTAACTATATGAAATCAAACAAATCTTTCTACTTAATTGCGGATGAATGTCAGATGAGTAAATCAGCTTTATACAATCGCTTGTTAGATTTCGGCGTATACGGTTGCGGAATGAGCGAAGCAACCGCCATACAAGCAGTAAGGCTGTTGCAAGATACAGGTGATCGTTCTCTATTCCGAATGTTTCTAAATGGAGTACATTCTAATCGTGAAAAACAAATAATTTACGACTACGAGAACTCCATATAAAAAAGCCCGTGCTAGCACACGGACTAAACCCATTTCTGAGCTACATAACAAAAATATTATATCAGAAATGAGGAGCTGTAAAGTGAAAAAAGTTGTTCGAATATTATCTCTTTTAATTGGTTTTTTTCTAGTATTTATGGGTTTGTTTGGTGGAATTATAGCTAGTGGTGATTTTATTACTGGGGCTATCGTTACTATCATAGGCATTCTTTTCATGCATTTTGGGCATAAAATGAAAAAACCTACTGAATCCCAATCAATAGAGCACATCAATAGTCAATCTCTTACTAATAACAAAAATACAGTTACTGCTGAAACTGAATCTCAAAAAGATGGAATGAACCAACCAGTTCCTGCCTCAAGTCATATAAAAAAAGAGGAATTTACCTCTAATGCTGAAACCGAAAAAAAGGAACTAACTTTTTTCGAAAAGAAAGTTGCAAATACTGTTTATTATGAAACATTTAAAACAGTTGGTTCGACCTTTAGAAAGAAAAGTGATTTGAATAATGCTATTAAGTATATTGCAGAAGATTACTTTGGTGAATTTTATGACGGAATGAGCAATAAAGAAATTGCTGAAGATATGGGACGTGTGTACAAATATCAAGATTTTTACACTAATAATGTTTCACTCATACCTGAACCTGAAAACGAATATGATAAAAATGCTATCAAAGTATTAGTTAGTGATTTTTGTATTGGTTATATCCCCAAAAATATTAACAAGCAAATTCTCTCTTTTGTTAATGATGATACCTTAGATCGTGATTTGACAGTCGAAATTATTGGAGGACCTTATAAGGAATTAGATTTCATCGAAGATAAGGTTACTACAACAAATGATAATTACGGATTCGAACTAACTACTCGATTTTATAAGAACACAGAAAACAAATAAAAAATACACGTCGCTCTCCCCTGCAAAGTTTGAACGACGTGATCACATAAATAAAACCTACAGCAATAGGCTTACTTAACTGTGCCTATTGTATCAAAGAAAGCGAGTTGGTTCAATTATGGCTGGAGTAAAAGAGTATCGAAAAAAAGACGGTACAATTAATTATGAGTTTCAAGTGTATGCTGGCATTAATCCGATAACTGGAAAGCAAATCGTAACCAGACGTCGTGGGTTTGCTACAAGTAAGGAAGCAGAATTGGAATTGGCAAAAATAAATTTAGCTATTGCCGAAGGAACGTTTAAAGTTCAAGAGCCTCCCCGGACTTTTAAAGAGATTGCTGAGATCTGGCTACCCAACTATAAGTCAACTGTTGAAGAAGTCACTTATACTGGTACCCTTTCCATTCTAAAGCTACACGTATATCCTGATTTTGGAGATATAAAAGTAGACAAAATTGATGTCACCTACTGCCAAAAAATGGTAAATAAATGGGCTGATGAACAACCATCATCTTTCAAAAAATTCCGCAACTATACAAGTAAGGTTTTAGATTATGCTGTAAATATCGGGTTGATTGATGACAACCCAATGAACAAAGTATTAATCCCCCGCGTTAAGAAAGAAAAGCGAGAGACTCCCTTTTACACTAAAGATGAACTGAAGCATTTTTTAGAGTTAGCAAAACAATACGATCCAACTAAAATTTATACCTTCTTTCGCCTACTCTCCTATTCTGGCATGCGTAAAGGTGAAGCTTATGCGCTGAATTGGGATGATATTGATTTTGAAAAGAATCAAATCGACATTAATAAAAGCTTGGCTCGCGGGGAAAACAAAACAATCTATATTAGCGCTCCGAAAAATAAAAGTAGTATCCGAAAAATTTCAATGGACAAAGAGACAATGGGTATCTTAAAACGCTGGCAGCTGGAACAAAGGAAACAGCTTTTTGCTTTAGGACATCCAATAAAAAAAGAAAAGCAAGAATTATTTTCTACTGACGAAAATGATCTTTATCAACCTACTGTCGATGCCCATTGGAAGAAAGGAATCTACAGATTAGACCCGGAATTCAAAAAGATCAATACTCATGGATTTAGACATACTCATGCATCCCTACTATTTGAAGCTGGCGCATCCATTAAAGAGGTCCAAGACCGTTTGGGACATGCGGATATTGCTACAACGATGAACATTTATGCTCATGTTACTGAAGCAAAAAGAGATGAAACGGCAGATAAATTCTTCCGGTATTTAAACGAGTAGACCAATTTTAAATAACGAAATAGAAAGATTATTTGGCTTATATTTTGGCTAGGTTGTTAATATTTTTCTGAAGCATTTAAAGAACCATCACGGTTAAAAGTTCTAATTTCATAGTATCTACATTCTATGAAGGATTTAAAAAATAACTAATCCTCTACTCTGAATCAGGTAAGTGTAGGTTCGAGCCCTACTATCCCAATATATGTAATCATTGATATGACAGTCTTCCCGAGTGGTGGGACTGTCTTTTTTAGGACTAAAAGTTTTAATGGCTAAGAAATTGGCTAAGTTATAATTGAATTTTATGTATATAAATAACAAAGAACCATTCATTTCAGAATTAATAATAAAATGTTTTAACTAATAATTATCAAGAAAAAAAGAAGTTAGCTTATGTTCAAGCCGAGGCCCATAGCAAGCTCAGCAACAACAAAACAAATCTGAGAACCAGAGACTTGCAGAACAAGATAAAGCTAATGGATACTAAAAAAAGCTCCACTCACCCCGATTAGGAATGAGTGGAGCTTTTAACTAATAATTCAATTGTTGGCCAGCATAAATTAAGTTGGGATTACTCAACCCATTCTTAGTTGCTAACGCTTGAAATGACGTTCCCAACTTAGCTGCAATTCCAGATAATGTTTCACCGTAACTAACAGTGTAAGTACGACTAGTAGAAACTACTTCACTAACCTTTAGTTGTTGACCAGTATAGATATAATTCGGGTTGCTTAGACCGTTCAACGTGGCTAAATTTTGATAGGTCGTGCTGTACTTAGTCGCGATACCACTAAGCGTTTCGCCTGATTGAACGACATGAATGCTCACAGAAGGTGCCGGACCTGGATTCGTTGTCTGCAAAATTTCAACATCCTTGCGATTGATCCAGCTCATGACTCCACCTAGCAACACTTTCTCACCGCTAACTTGTTGGACAGTATAGCTGTTGCCTTTGATCCATTGCGGGATCGCTTGACCTGTTGACCAATTTTTTGCAGAGAAATTAACTTTGACGGTGTAACCCGCTTTGATTTCTTTTTTAGGCGTTTCGTTTGCGTTTTGACCCTCATCGATTGCTGGCGTAGAAGTATCAGGATCGACAGTTACTTTTCCGTCATCATCTTTAATCGCTCCGCCATAGCCATTATCAGTGATACCATTTAGATCAATGTTGCCGTCCAATCCGCCAGCTACATACGTGCTCGTGAATTGATAGATTGCTAC